ACAGATGGTTTTGCTAGAAAAATCATATAACCTCCCTAAGTAGTTGCTTACCTCCTTCCTCTCTAGTCTCTTTAACTAGCTTAAGTTTTTGGAACAATGCAGTGTCACCACCTAAGGTAAGTGCTCTGACTATTGTATCTAATTCTTTGTCGTTGATAGGTAATTCCATTTAAGTAAAAAAGGATTCGAGGTTTGCAGTTCTTTCCACCTGCCAACCAATAGAGTCAAGTATGATCCTTAAAGGTTCAAGAAAACTCTTATTGAATTGTAAGTCGTGATCGATATACTTATCAATCCCTAACTCTTTGGGGAAATCTTGTATAAACGAGATAACATTCTCATGTATCTTGTTAGGTTTTTTAAGGTAGCAGAATTTAATCTTCTCACCATTGCTTATTAACGAATACTTATTCGTCAACTTTTTCTCCTTGATGTAGTGATTAAAGAGCAAAGCACCCCGAACATGTATCGGTGTACCCTTGGTATAAATCATGCTTGCCGATTTATATTTAGTGACATCAGAAACTGACCTTGGGAATGCTATTTCCTCAGGTGGAAGGTTCCTAAATTTTCTACGACTAGCAGCAATAAAATCAATAACTTCATCCTCTGTACCATTCATCATAAGTTTAAGAGCATCCTTAATCATTTTACGACAAGGAGCAGGTGTAGATGATTTAACTGCCTCTATACCCATCATCTTCAACTTAGGCTCGTTGTATTGTACTCCTTCACTATTCCATACATTTAAGATGTATCGCTTCTTAGCAGTCCATATACCCCTCTCTGCGATGTTCTCTCTTTTCATGAACATCTTTTGATCATAAGCACTAACATACTCTGCTAGTTCCTCGTAGGACTTATCGATGAAGGGTTCAAGTTCCTTCTCACAAATTGTATCAAGAAACGAGACAATCTTTTCAGTATCTCTTTCCTTATCTTTAAAGATAACATCCACCAGAGGACCAAGGTTAAGATAGATACTGTCAGTATCACTAGCAATAACATAATCTTCATCCTCAGTTTTTAAGATCTTGTTTAGGTACTTATTCATTCTATTCTCTATCCATCGGATACTAACCTGACCTGATAGAGTAATTGCTTCTGCGTTTGCTAATTTATAATACCTGAAGTACTGATTGCCGATAGCACCATAAGCAGAATTAAGAGATATTTTCTTCGCCATTTGTATGTTGTTGCACCTTGCAATCTCTTTAACAAGATCTTGCGTTGGTGTCTTCTCATATTCCTTCTTGGCATCGATCATCCTCTTCTTAAAGATCACACGCTCGTTATACATCTTCTCCATGAGTTCAGGTAAGAACCCACGACGCTCTTTCGTATACTGTGCTCCATTAGCACAAGTAGCATACTCACTATCTATCTCACACTCTTTATTCAGAATCCGTTCAACGCTCGAGCTGGGATGTCTAGTCTCCCTGAGGGTCTCTGGTGAGATATTGTACTGCATAATAAGATGAGGGTAGAGGCTATTAAGGTCAAAATTAACCACCCAATCATAGCGTCCTGGTTTCGGTTCCTTGACATAAGCTCCTGCGTACTTTTCATCTTTATTGGATTTCTCTTTCGGAGGAATCACAATGTTTCTTTTCTTGAGATAGTTATAGATGATGGTATCCCACATCCGAACCTGATAGAACACATCTGCATAATTAACCTTGGCATCATATGCCATAGTCAATGCAAGTTCAATCAGTTTCATCTTGTCTTCCAGACGGTCAACAAGTTCCACATCAATTATATTATACTCTACGAATTTTTGCCAACCTTTTGTGTAGAAATCTTTAAATGTGTCGAATTCACTATGGTCTAATTTCTTCTGCCCTAGTTCTACACTAGCAATATAATCCAATCGGTATGACTCTTGATTTGAATAAGTAAACTTCTTATAGAGATCAAGATAATCTAACTGAGTAACTCCACCAATATCATAAGTACGAAACTGACGACCTTTAATATAGATCTCCTTAGGAGAACATAGACCCCAAGGGGATAATCTCCTCATTAATTTTTCACCAAGAACTCTATCAATACGCTTGGCGATATATGGTATATCAAACAGTTGAATGTTCCATCCAGTAACAATGTCAGGAGTGTTATCCATCCACCACTGAATAAAACTACTCAATAGATCGTGCTCATTATTAAATTGTATGTACCTAACATTATCCTGCTTAATTTTAAAAGGACCATTACCCCAAGTAATAATCTCCTTTGTATTGTAATCCTGAATTGTTATAAGTAAAATCTCCTGATCTGCTGATTCAACATCAGGGAATCCATTCTCTGCTCTAGTCTCAATATCAATAGTATACAGACGAATCTTACTTATATCAAACTTGATTTCATCCTCAGGATAACTGTCAGCAATATACTGATAGATAAATCTATCCTGACCATAGATAGGGAAATTCTCTACATGCTCATACTGTTTTAAAAATTCTCTTGTCTCCCTTACAGTTCCAGGTTTAATCTTCCCAACATAATCACCCTCCAAAGTTTGATACTTAGTCTTTTTCTTTGACGGCACAAACAAAGTAGGAGAGTACTTCTCACGAACTTGGAAGTACTCTCCTTTATCGTACCCACGAACAAGGAAGTGATCCCCGATCATAACTACATTTGTATAGAATTTCAATCTTTGATGACCTCTTTATATGCCACTAACAATTCCTGTTGTGGATCAACTATAGTTAGTATATCATCTGATGACATCATACACTTGTTGTCTTGTGTCACTAATGTACCTGGCCACCTTTGCAACCTATCTTTCCAATCCTCTTCACCCATTCTAAATTCAACTGGATTAGTTAATTCACAATTAGGTTCACCAATTTCAGCACCAACTTCTCTAATCTCAGAGACTAGTACTTTAGAGTCATTTTTTAAAACAAGAACTTTAATCATTAGATTCTCCTACCATTTGTTAGGTCTTCATACATTGATTTTAAATCTGCTAATGGTTCACACACAGTAGCAACGGTATCTGGATTGACAATATAAGTATCATCTTCTGAGATCTCCAACCAAGTCTTAAGTCCAACTTTCTTTACTTGAGATTCAGTTGCTTCATTATCTTCTTTAAGAAGTAACTCTGGTGTATAAGTAATCTGAAATGGTTTAATGATCATATACTGTTTAGTATCACCATCCAAAACTTCTTTAATATCAGCAAGAAGTTGAGTACCGTCATTTAAAATAGCGACTTTGATTGACATCTTTTTTAAAATATTTATGGTGGGGAGGTTGGAGTTATGTGTACCAACAAGTGAGGGGCATTGCTACATTGAGTAGATTTTTACCGCACTGTATACGACCCGATTGGTAAATCGATTCTGGAGACTCCTCCAGCGAGCACCACCTCTGTCGCATCACCTTAACTAGCCTTATGCCAGCAAGTTTATTCAGTCACTCCCATGTCAGGCGATCAACCTAACGAAGTTATTATACCATAAAGAAAGGGAGGTGTCTACCTCCCTTGCCTCCCTTAAGTGAATGCATTCAGGTAAAGGGGGGGTCCCCTTACCGTGTCCATGTGTTAGATCCAGTCTTTACGAGTGTGATGATCTGGTACTACTTTACTGAGTGTGACAGTTAGTAGTCCGTCTTCAAAATTGACTTCCTTGACAACAGTGTCATCAGCGATAGTCCATGATCTATTAAAGGATCTTTGTGCGAGTCCCCTATGTGCATAGTCTGTACCTTCTTTCTCTTCCTTCTTACCTTCTACGACAAGTTTACCATACTCTGTGTAAACTTTAACCTCATCTTTTTTGAATCCTGCTAGAGCAATCTCTAGTTTAGATATGCAGTTACTTACATTGATGAGATTGTAAGGTGGATAGTTTCCATGAGTATTCTGAACCTCATGAAAGAAACGATCAAAATAATTGTCGAGTCCTATGCTATTCTTGGTGATCTTATCCATAAGATCAGGCAAGCTTTCAGCACGAAATCTTTGTAGGTCTGTCATAATAGCCTCCTTTAAAAGCGAGTGTTAAATTGTAAGTCCCTTACGGCGACTCAATTTTATTTAGTAACATCATAGTATCTTTCCACCCATTAACACAGTGGGACAAACCGCCCTGTTCCTGTACGGCTTTTGCTAAAGCATAATCATTCTGACCTTCTTCCATCATATCACCAAAGAAAATTAACTGTTCTCCCAATCTAAAATCTCTTAAGATCTGACTCTTATCAGATCCCTTTGGTCCTAGATCTAAACCAGTCTGTCCTCCTATATTAACTTCTAATTCTGGAAACTTCATCTTAAGTCTTCTAGCAATCTCTCTCCTTTCATCAGTTTCTTGATCCCACTTTACATACTCTTCTCTCTCAACAAAACATGTAAGACCTCTGCCTAGTATACTAAAGTTAACTCCTCCTGGCCTTCTCTCAATATGATTACCATTACGAACAGGAAATTTACTAAAGAGTAATTCATTCTCTAAATGATTCTCTACATCCCTAGGTAGTTCCCAGTCATCTCTATAAACATTAACATCCCCTTCATATACATCAGAACCAGAACAGTTATAAACCCTCTTAGCTTGATTGTATATGCCTGGTGTGACTTGCTCTATAGTCTTGTCCCTGTCACTACCAGTAACTAAGTAAACATCATTACAAGTAGAAAACTCATAAAAGAAATGTAAGAACTCAGGTTCAATAGTTTTTCTGGAAGGTGTCAAAGTCCCATCAACATCAAAAATAAACTTCTTCAGGATTCTTCCTCCGTTTTTTTCCTTCCTATATTATACTTGGTTTCGAGTATCCAGTCACCCTTATCCTTAAATGATAATACTTTGATCTGATTCAAAGGTGCTATGTCCTGAATCTGATCAGCATTTAAAATCTTTATGAGACCCCAATCAGCAAGCAACTGAGCAATGCGGTTCCTACGCTGAACATCGTTAGCAGTAAGGTTAGCTCTTTTTCCATCTAAAGCAAATAGTTCTTTAAAATGAACTATAAAATATCTTCCTTGCTTATGTAGAATGTGGCAAGATTGATATAACTTCTTCTCTTTACGGGATGCCACACCTATACGGGTTAGCGTCTCTCTTACTTTAAGAAAATCATCTGGTTCGCCTAATGATACCTCGACCATTTGATCGGGTGACCAAGGAACGGTCACTTCATTCACAACACTCATCGTTTTAATTCAGTTATTCGTAAATGTATTTAGTAAATAATTCTTGCAGAAGGGTCTCCCTTACCAATAGTAGTACCATCTGTTATGAAATCTGTAATCTGAGAATAATATTTCTCCATCTCATATTTTTTATTAAACTGATTCAAGTCTACTACATTACCTGTTATCTCTTCATAAACAGTTAAGAAAGTGGCCATCATATGCCACTGTAAAGGTGGTATATATCCAGGAGATATACACACAAATATCTGATCAAACTTATAATCATCAAACTCATATTGATCCTTAGTAGTAAATTTAAAATTACTAATATACTTCTCTGCAGCAGGTAGATCTGGGGTGGGTCTATTACCAATCCAAGTAAAAGAACTTAATCTATTATTAATCTGTAAATACATCCCCCAGTTACCTTCCATAACTCTATCAAAATTCTTGAGTATAGTTGCCTCTTCTTCAGGACTACCAAAGATACCAGAGAATATATCATCATGATGATCTATATTAATAACTTCAATATTATCATGACCTTCTAAACCATAAAGTATATTATCATGATCATAACCAAACCTAACATCAGTACAATGCCGTAATGCTCTTAAATAAGTTCTTAAACAATATTGATAATTCTTAGTATTAATATCATGCGAAAACTGACCAGGAAGTTTCTCAAACAACTCTTGCCATTTGAGAATAGGCCACATGTCTAGACCTTCTTCATCACCCAGTTTCTCCTTTACAAGTTTCTCATTTTCATCTATAGAAGTATCAGCAATGAAATCTAAATCTATACTAAGGATTTTCAAACCACTCCTCCAGTATTAAGTTTACCTTTAATATATTTAATCTGTTCCTTTGTAAGAATTCTCAATGCCTGTTGTGCCTTCTCATTACTATAACCATAGTACTTCTTAACTGCATCAATATCCTCTACCTTACCCTTCTTTAACCAAGGAGCAAACCTCTTCCTCTTCCTCAAAGAATTTAAAAGAAAATCATACTGAAGTTTAGAATCTAAGAAGTGATACTTGTTCATCTCATTTGCAAATAATACAGAATCAATAGATCCTGACATACACTTATTAACAACAAATGCTGGATACTTCTCAGTAGGATCTTCATCAAGGATATTCTCCTTTGTAAGATTGATAGAATTTAACCAGTACTTCAGTTCCATAATTTAGTAATTGATTGTTTAATCTCAGAGTTTGAATACTCTTTACCCAACAAAGCAATGTTGAATGGTATATCAAGAATCTCCTTGGATTTATATGCTGCCCAAGCAGCAGCACCAAAGTGTACACCAGAATCATTTGGCCAAGGTGGAATGTGAATATTCTCAAACATACCTCTGAACAAAGAATTTGCACAGACATTTAAGAACACACCACCAGCAAAACAAACATTCTCTGTGAGGTAGTCCTCCCTCAATAGGGAGATCCATTTGATTATAGCATCTTCAAAGTGTCCTTGCAAATACGCAGACTGATCTTCATAGGACAAATCTTTAATAGATGGATAGACATTA